ACGCTCCGAGATGCGGAGTTATGTCATTTGATATTTCTATAGTTGCCCTTATGCCAATCGGAACATTGGTGCCATCCCAAATACCAAACTCGGCATCTTGAAGCAATTGATTGGCTGAACATATTTTTGCTGTCTCGGCAAGAAGAGAAAAGTCTCTTTCGTAATAGAAGAATTTAGAGACAGTAAGAGTCTCTTCGGTTTCAAAAATAGGACCACCGCCTGGGAAGTCAGTGTTTGGATCGAAAATAGTAACCTCTTCGTCCTGAAGCTTTCTTTTGATCCTAACCAAATCACCTTTCACAAAACCGTTTTCTTCAAAGTTCAAAATAGAACCCTTGAAAATCAGTCTATGTGTGTTCGTCTTTGTGCTGTAAGCATATATGCCGTGATTTCCCGCATCATTGTGCACGAAAAAGAATATAACGCCTAAGTTTTCATCAGAAACCGTACCAATAACGGTATTCTTACCTTCGGAGTATTGAGTAATATCTTCACTAAGAGCGACAATAGAGTTGCCCTTAGAGTGCTTTACGATGCCAGCGTCAGATTCGTCTTTCCCGCTGAGATGGATGTTTATAGCATCCATCATCTCAGTTGGTTTCAATAACGTTTTTGCCGAATCTGAGTTTAAGACTTTTGGTGTGAGTCTAGTTATCATACCTTCGTAGACAGCTTAAAGTTCTTTCTAGTGACCTGCAAAGCTTCCTCTTTAGTGAAGGTGTTCAACCTAGCGCTTGCCTTGCGTCTTTCATTGTAGTATTCCGCTCTTGCTCTTTGTTTCTCTGACAGAGGTACGTTAGACTTTCTCTCGATGAGCCTGTAGTAGATGTATGCCATCAGAGCTTCCTCTTGGAAGACATGCACACTAGGATTAGTGGCTCTGGCCTCGTCAGCAACATACTCTATGACAAACTCCGTATATGAGCTTTTGGTGTCAATCTCAATCCTGTTTTGATCAAGGTTCAACCTGTACTGACCAAGCTTGTGTCCACCGCCAATACCATAAAGCTGCCCCTGATTGTCGCCGTAGATGTAGTTCGAGAACACATACGTAGCGTAGTCTGAATCAGATGAGATCTCTGTTCCTGATGTAGTAGTCTTGGAATCCACTCTATCAGCAACACCATCGCTGTCAGAGTCCACTGCAGAACTTCGATTCGTGGTAGAATTACCAGTGCTGTCAGCATACGTCATAGAGTAGTTGATGTTGTTGTTCTCAGTGAACACGTACACCTTTCCGTCAGATCCAACGATTCCAATCTTGTTGAGTCCGACAAAATCGTCTGGCAAATCTACAGTATTGTTATCTGGGTTCAGAGGCAACTTGATAGACTTGATTCTTCTAGAGAAATCAAACCCCATATCCCGAATCCCCCGAAGAGCAAAGTTTCTGATAGACACATCACTGGCGTGAGTAGTGTAATCGTTCTCCTCATTCAGAATGATAAAATCATTCACAATCCTGTTTATGCTTACTGTATTCCTAGCCATTATGATTGATTGTCTTCATTTCTACCAAACACCTCTACTTGCTGATCTCTTATGTTCACGCCAATCATTTTCGCAATCTCATAGACCAAGTCTTGCTCATAGTGATACGGCAACTCAAAGTCTTGAGAAGTAGATGGATTGAACAGCTCGACTTTTGAATTTGAACCAGACAAAAAGACTTGGTACGAAGGTGTTATCGGTGATCTATAGTACGACAACTGAATCTTTTTTATAGATTCCTTGGGAAAAACCTCGATATCGCTAGATATCAGAGCTACAGGAAATTCAGTCGATGGAGCACTAAGGGTGCTGTTGAGGATGTGTTGGATTTTGTCCTCGTCATACAGCAAGTGGCATATCGTACCGTTAGATGCTTTAGTAACAGTAGTTATATCTACTATTGAGATAGCGCTGTGGAAGTCATTAGGCTTTGCGAAAAAGTTTGTTACTTCATCATTGACAACAGTCGCTCTTTCAATAAAAGTTGAAAGGTCTCCCTTAGCCCTATTAACAATAGAAAGATTTCTAGACGGGTCAACATTCATCCGTCTCGCCTTGTTGCCCTCAGGCAAGTCACTAAACATCTCATAGTATATGTTCAGCTGAGCGATTTTAGCAAACGAGTTGAAAATCTCTGGCGTTACAAACCCTTTCTGATCCTTGTTCGCTAAGTCCTTGACAGATTCATATACTGACTGTATACTTATCATTTCTTATTGTTTGAAAACAAATATACGAAAAAGGCCAGCACTGGGCTGGCCTCTCTCTTTGCGGTGAAACGTGGTGTTATGCCAGCTTGTCAAGCTTTTCTTCAAGCGTAGACAAAACGCTTGCTCCCTTCTCTGTCAAACAGAAACGAGTCATCACGTCGTCTGGTTTGGCCCCAACAGGAACAGACACAATCAATCCGTTAGAGTCGAACCAGTAGACACCATCTGCTTTGACTTTGATGATCTGATAATCAGCAGCCTGTCTTACGACGCTTCTTGCCATAACCTGAGGTGAGTCAAAGGATTCGATAAAGCCTTTAGGATTCTTTTTTGCCAGATTCAACAGCTCATATCTGATGTCTGCTGTAGGTCTGTTTATATTGATCCCATGGTAGATAGCGACAGGGAGCAGATCATTGATGTCCTTATCTCTAACCATGCCAATGGCTTCTGACTGCTTGAACTCCCTTTCAAGCCTTTTCTGAGCATCCGTGGTTGGATCAAGCAACTTAAAAATTTGACCCCCGTTGGCAAAGTTGTCTGGATGCTTTTCAAGGAAGCGCCGCAAGTTGGGCTTCTCTTTGGGTACGGTGAGCGTCCCATCTCTGAAGACCACCGCTTCTCTCTTGGCGTTCTCTCCCTGCTCATCAACCCAGATAGAAGGCTCATTCGGGCAGTATCGCATGGATCTAACACTATCTGTCTCTTTATCGTAGACAGTGACTCCTTTCTGCTTGAGCATGTACACGACACCACCGAGCTTTGGGATAGTATAGACAACGTCTCTATCTACGTTAGTCTTTCTCAAGATGGGCTTTCGAGAGGGCTTAGGGGCCTGTGGTTTGACCTCTGCCTTTACTACTGGAGCTTCTGCAACAGCAGTTTCTTGCACGACTTTTTTAGGGCGGCCTGCACGCCTCTTGGTTGTCTGTTCAGACATATCTATTGAATTAAAGATTTAACTGTTACAAATATAGTAAAAAAGAAAAAGGGGACCGAAGCCCCCTTTCCCAAATAGTCAGTTAGCTATTAAGCAGCGTATGTAATAGCGCAGTCGCTTACGTCACCAATAGCAAATTCTTCATTGTCTTTGTCCAAAACAATAAATGGATTTTTGCCAAAGTTGATCTCTTCGACAAGCGCCTTGAGAACCTCTTTGATTTTTCCAGAAGTAATCGTCAAAGCGACAACATCGACATCGTCCGAAGCGGCGACAGTAGTGATGTCTTGAGGGTTGAAGTGCAGTGCGATTGCAGTCGCAGACGTTGGATCAACACCTCTCAAAGCATCAACTGGATAAAGCGCTGCTTCACCAGTGGCATCAGCAGCGTCCCCAGTAGAGAAATAAAAATACTTTTTCATGTGTTCTAAGTTTTTTCAGTTTAACAATTATCCCTTGAGTGCAACGTGCTGGTTTGGAGCACGAGTAATCAAGTTAATCTCAGAACGGTAGTGGAACTCTGCAACGTCCTCAGTGATGTTAGTGTGTCCGAGAACACCACCACCGCGAACCCAGTGCTCAAGCTCACGAGAGTATCCGTTTGACTCTTTGTAGTTCATCTCCAAAGCAGGAGCCTTAGTTCCTGTACGTGGATCAGTAACCTGAGTCATTGGGACCATAGCGCCCATGTATTGAGTAGAAGCTCCGAGCAACGTAGGATCGTTCAACAACTTCCAGTCGTGCTTGTGGAACGTGTAACCACCTCTGGTGAAGCTCTTAAAGCCAAGCTGAACAGCGAGGTCTGGAGAGTTTTGGAATGCACCAAACTGACCAGCCAAACCAGCTGTAACGCCAGTAGAGATACCAGAAGCCAACATGTCGTCAAACGCCAAGTCTTGCTTTCTGTTCAAGTAGCAAGCATATTCCGCAGGAGCTCCCTGCTTATCGAGTTCGATGATGATGTCATCAAGCTCAGCAAAAGAGTCAATTGGGTTTGCGTTACCACCGCTAGAAACGATACCTCTGCTCTCAACAGCCTCGAAGTAACCTTCAGAGCCAGCAACACCAGTGATGTTAGAGGCAATAACGTTACTTATTCCTGTGTCTCCGTCAGACTTGTTGGCGAAGAGCATCATCATCTCACGCTTGTCCATGAAGCGAGCACGAGTCTCCTGCTCACCGTGCATGAACCATCTGTAGTCACCTCCAAGGTTGACCCAGCCAATGTTCGTTGCCTGAGAACCATTTACCTTGTAGACATCCTTGATGATCATGTAAGGGTTGGTACGCAAGGTTGGAGAGGTCTCAACAAAACGTGAGGGCTGCTCAGTACCTTGATCGTAGATGTTACCAACGACGATAAACGTACCAGTTGCTGCCAAAGCAACTCCAGAGGTAGCGCCATCAAGACGAGCCAACTCAAACGTACCAGTGCCTGAAGTTGCCGCATCTTTAGGAGCGACAAAGTCGGAAGCGTTAGCACTTGTAGCCAAGATTCTCCAGCGAGTGCCAGTAGAAGCGTCCATTACGACGTCACCAGCACGGACGAAGATATCAGCCGCACCGCCAGCGTCAAGAGTTGCAGTACCATCATCATCACCGTCATCAGATGAAACGATAGAACTCCAAGTCTGCAACTTGTGTCTACGCTCTTCTTCCCAGTACTGAACTTGGTCGGCAGTACCGCCATTTTTAACAGCTCCAGTGAGCTTCAGAAAACCAGTGATACCTTGATCACCGAAAGTTTTGATCAACAGATCTCTGTTGTCGGGAGCGTTGTGCTCCAAGAGGGTCCCAATAGTAGTGTACTTCTCAGGAGAAGCAACCATACTGTTTCCAGTTGCCCCAGTAGCATCTCCACTAGGACCTGACTGTGAAATAGTAGCCATAATTCTTTAGTTTTTAGATTTTGAAAGTCATTGTATTCCCTGTGCCGATAATATTTTTAAGTTGTTCGACAACAGGAGAAACATTGGGTTGTCCTGTGTTAGGATTGGGTTCTGACACACCAACGTTCGCAGCTTTCTCTACAAGACCTTTTTGACCATCACCGAGCCCCTGCTTGTAAGCGTTGGCGACGATGTTGTCAATGTTGTCGAGTACAGCCAGGTGAGAGTTGAATGTATCATAATCCCAGCTTCCGTCATCACGGACGTAATTGGATAGATAAGAATCGAGGTTGACATTTTGTCTAACCATCTGCTCTCTGTAGTTATCATCGACCCCGTATGTGAATGTTTTTCCATTCCCAAGGTCAAACTCCAAACCCTCAAAAGCAGCGGTTTCGTCAATCATGTTATTGACCCAACCCTCATCAAAATAATCTGCCTCCTCCTCCATCTGTTCTTGAATCTCAGGAGCTGCGTATTCTGATCGAATTTTCTCGATCTCTTGTTTTGCAGCCTGGCCATCAATCTTCATCTGAAGCTGAGACAACCTAATCTCTTCTTCCGTATGGATGTCGGGATTAAGCTTGTATTTGCTCTGAAGAAGCACACCGATTTCTTCTGGGGCTAGGTTCTCATACTGAGCGGCCATGTTGACTCTGATAGCAGTCAAGTCATCCATTTCGGATGGGTTCAAAGACTGATATGCAAACCAATCAGAAGGGTCTCTGCCAGTATCGCTAACGAAATTGGCAATAGCCTCGATACGCTCATCAAGAGCATTTTGTTCTACTTGTAAATCTTCAATGCTTTCTATATCCCTACCCAGCTTGTCGCTGATGAAAGAATATACAGCACGCTCAATGTCTTGCTCAGTATACTGACCATAAGGTTCTTGGTCTTGAGGCGAAGCCTCAGGGTCCACATATGGGGTTTCCTCTGGCTGTGATTCAGCCTGTGAGAAAGACTCTTGTTGTACCTCAGTCTGCGGTTCAGGTTGAGCTTCAGGTTGAGCTTCAACTTGAGGTTCCGACTGTGTTTCTTGTTGTGGCGTTTCCGCCTGATTCATAGATGCAGCAAGGTCCTCAGGATTACTGAAGACCTTCATACCGCCAATCTCTTCGATTGTATTTTCCATTATAATGTATTATTTGATTTGTTATCCTTTTTGTCTGGGAGCAAAATAGCAGATGCAAGTTCCGCTATGAAGCTCCACATAGTCCCACCTACCGTAGATAATGAGACCCGCTGGGAACGTAACCCCAGATGCTCCAACAGTCAGATCCACCGCATTTGCAGCCGCTCCAAAACCGCTGGTAGCATTATCATGATCGTTCTCAGCGGTCACTGTGCTCACCGATCCAACCTCCCCATTCATATTCTCTAGAGCTTGAAATTGAGTACCTGCAAGAAACTGAATAGCAGCGATGTATCGCGTAGCGCTACCACCATTCAAGTCAACATTAGCCCCGTCACCAGTAATGAATGAAGATCCAAACTGGCCAAAGGCCATCATATTCGCTGTTGAAGGTTGTGAAGTATTATCAGCCATGTCTTAATTATTACGTTCCTGAACCTCCGAAGATTACTGAAGAGTTGTCGTTTCCAAACACACCGTACTCAATCAAGGTGTCAACCCTTGTGGCATATACTGCGACAGTCTTGTCTACAGCAACGGGGATGAATGCAAACTCACCACCCCCAATCTTTGCAGAGAGAGCGGAATCGCTTTCGGTTTCGTTTCTAAGATAAATGTAGTCCTCAAGCTCTCGCGCAAGGTTTTTAATATACAGATATGCCCTCTCGCTCTTGTCGTTAGCGAGATAGACAATCATATCATTCGTGTCTGCAGCCGTGCCTTTTACTTTGGCTCTAATCAAAGACCCAGAGTCTACGTCCAAATCTACACTAGCCCGAAGGCTGAGATTTGAGCTAAGGACATCGTCGCTTGCCAGTGTTAAACTTGCTGAAAGAGTAGCCATTATTCGTGCATTAGCATGTATTCGACAGTAAGAGCAGAGCTTACACTTGGAGTGTATTTGAAATCATTTGTATCAGCATCAGCGCCGTAAGGCAAAAAAGCCCAGTCACCTGCGTAAAGCCTTCCAATAGCCTCTGAGTTCATAATAATTGTAATAAACTCTGAAGCTGTGGTGCTGAGGTTTTTGATGTAAATCTTCCCAGCCATATTGTCCGTATACTCAGATCCGTCAAATAGAGTCACAGTAGCTGTGGAAGAAGTAGTCTTTCTCGCAAGACCAGTGGTTTCAGTCAATCCAGTTGACGTACCTGCCTTTGTAAGAACCGCTGTGGTGGCCAAAGCAAGCTCGTCAGACGTAAGATCAGAGCTGCTGAGATTCAATGATGCTGTTATTGTAGCCATGTCTTAAATCTTAGCCTTCGTGAAAAATTCCAAACTCGTAAGACATGCCATTGTCTGAAGTAGTAGCCTTGATATCTTCGGTGCCGTCAAATGGGATGAGCATCCAATCATCAGGAAAAAGTCTTCCAATGATTACATTAGATCCAACCTCCATTAAGATGAAAGTATCAGCACCAGTGGTAGACGTATTCTTGAAATACAGCTTACCAGCCTGATTGTCAGCATAATCACCAGCCGCAACGATTGAAATGTCAGCCGTAGCTGAATCTTTCTCAACTCTCGAAATGCCAGTGAACTGCGTCAAGCCCACACTTGATCCTGCCTTCAAGAATGTAGTAGAAGCAGAAAAGGTAGCACCTCCAGTAAAGTCTGGAGCGCTTAGAGTAAGTGTTGCTCTTGTTGTTGCCATTTTGGTTCTTTATTACGATGCGGCTGATTGAGAAATTACAGCAAACTCTACAGTGACGCCTGCATCACTAGTGTCAATGTCAATATCCAACGTCCCGTCATATGGGAAGAAGCACCAATCCCCAGGATAAAGTCTACCCAAAGGCTCGTTTGCACTAGAATCAATATCGACTGTCACAAACTTGGTCCCAGAAGTGTTTGCATTTCTGATGTAAACCTTGTGAGCAACAGTAGTATCTGCGTAGTCAGCGGCAGCGATGATGTTTTTATCACTTTGAGCTGCAGAAAAAACAAGAGTGGTTACTCCTGTAAACTGATCCAAACCAGTGACATTCGAGTCTGCCTTTGTCAAGATTGCAGTACTGTTGAGGTTTGTTGCATCCCCAGTAATATCACTAGTAAGTGTTATGCTTGCTGTTGTTGCCATTGCATTTTATGTTTGACACAAATATAGTGATTATTTCTTTTTGCCCTTGCCACTCTTGCCTGCTCTGATTTTAGCAGCTTCTTTTCTTCCAAAATCAGATTTTACTCTTGCCATAGCCCAGGCATGCTGAGACACTTTGGGTCTATTACCAGAGCTCATATAAGCAGCTAGACCTCTTCGATACACTTGTTTTTGTGCAGCGTCAAGGCCAGACATCCCCCCACCTTTCTTAAACTTCTTGACTTTCATTACATACCCATAATTTTCTTGGCTCTAGCTCTTTGCTTTGGGTCTTTCAAAAGGGCCTGCATAAGGCTACCACCATCTTTGTAAACTTTGCCGCCAGCCATATACATTGGCATCTTACCGCCTCCTGGCATTTTTTTAGCCATTCGCATGCCTTTCATTCCAAGGCCCTCCTTTTTTTTGTGATACATATTGTTAGATTTTATCGCGTTGTTTCATAAGTCTTTTGAGTCGAGCTTCTACAGCAGGTGGAAACCCTTTCTTTTGTCTTTGTGATTTGGTTCCTCTGTGCTTTTTGTATATGTCAGCAATCTGCTGCATAAGCCTTTTTCTCTTAGCTACATCGGCACTACCCCGTGTATACTTCGGATTGAACTTCATGCCTTTCTTAGCAGACTTGGGTTTCTTGCCAGCCTTCTTCATGGCAATGGCAATAGCCGCTTGTTGTGCTAAATTTTTAGACATTACTTCTTTGGGTGATTTACCAATTTGAAGTCTGCCTTAGGCACGGCACCTGGATGTGGCTTGTATTCTCCTTTCATGAGATAATATCTCCCATCCTCAAGCATCCAATGGTGTCCTTTTGGCGGGTCAATAGCTACCTTTTTGTTTGAGATAGAAAGCTTTGGAGCCTTTTCTCCTTTCTTAAGAACCTTCATGCCTTTTTGAGCCTTGGGTGGTCTTCCTACTTGATCTCCATATGTACCTTTTCCTTGTGGCATATTTTTTATTTTAACAGTTCCACTTTCTTAGAGCTTTGTTGATACGAGAGTTTGGATCTCTCGCAGTCTTTGCACTGGTTAATCTTTTCTTCATCCCCTTCATTCGAGCGCAGAAAGACTTACGTCTCTTTGCAGCTTTGCTGCCAGCCTTGAGCTTAGAAGGTTTAGTCGTAACGGCAGTCTTTAGCTTGCTGCCAGGATTGGCTGCGCGATATCTCCTGACACCTTTTGCCGTCAAGCCACCAGAAGCGGACTTATCTCCGCTCTTTACAGAAAACTTTTTGGGCATTCTGCCCTTTCTTTTCTTTACTCGTGGCATATGACAAATATAAACACAACAATTTATACAGTGATCTGAACCGACACCTCAGATGAAGCATCGAGAACAGGCATTGTAACTGTCGAAGAAGCTTCAGAAGCAACAGAAATATCAGCTCCAATTCTTTGTATCTGCGGAAGATTTATTGTTACTTCAGACATCGTTATGCAAATCTTGTTGTCACGTCTTCATTAACGATAAACGAACCTCTAACCCATGTTTGCACATTATCTATTGCGCCACCAATAATGGTGTTTGCCTGCAAGTCGTATACATAGACACCACTTGCAATTTTAGACATTTCCTCAGCAGTGATAACTATTCTAATCTTTCCGTCAGAACCGTCTGATGTCACGTTTTCAATAGTTACGTTGCTAACCCTGTCCCTGCGTGCATTGCTATTGGTTGAAAGTCTTGAGTTATCTCCGTCATCGGTTGCAAAGTCTCTCACTTCAAAGCTAAAAGTATAAACAGGAACAGCACCGTCTATATCACCAACATTGATCACGGTGCCAGTGGAGTCCTTAAAAGTTAGGAGCAAACGAAAAGTATCACCCCTACGACAAGTTATGTCGAGCTTTTGAGCTACGTCTAAATTTACTGAAGACATTATCTGTTTATCATTAGGTTGGGTTGAATATCATCCTGTACAGGACCTCTCTCTCCTTTTCTCTGAGACATAAGTTTGCTTTGCTCTACCGCTTGCTTTGTCACTCTCTTGTCCTTGCGATCCTCTTTGAACGTTTCAAGCTTTTCTCTAAACTGCTGATCGTCCTCCTTGAATCCTAGAGTAGCCTGTGCCTTGATGATCTCAATCTCTTTTCTCATCTCGTGCAAAGCTTGAGCAACTTGTATCTCACTTTGCGCCTTGAGTTGAATCTTCTGAGCCTCTAGCTGAGCTTCTGCTTGCATCTTTTGAGCTTCAACTTGAGCTGCAGCTTGCTGTTGTTGCATCGCCATCTGTTGCTGCTGCTGAGCCATCTGCTGTTGCTGCTGCATAACCTCGGCCTTTCTCTTCTTTCTCCTTACAATAAGAAGTCTCTCTGCTTGATTAACATCTTTCAAATCTCTTATGGCCATAGCATCCTCTAGATCTATTTCTTTCTGGCCCAGAGAAATTTGAATCATCTGCTCTATCTCAGCCTTCTCTCTTTGCTCCATCTCTTTCACCACGGTAACACCGAAGTTGTACATCTTGAGATCGCTGAAAGATGAAAGCACTTTCATGTTTGCCTCTCCAACGGCATTTTGGTAAACCTTGAAAAGAACCGACTCCATTGGCAGTATCTGAAGACACTTTACAACATCCTGACACACCTGCTTAAACAGAGTCATAGAGGCATCAGTGATGTCGTATGTAGCGTTGTTGCTTGCCTGGATAGCTTGCTCTCTAACTCCCACCAACGCATCAGACTTTGGTGTAGACCCGTCAGTAACCTCATTGATACCCGTGGTATCTCTGATAAGTCGTAAGTAGTGGTTGTACAAGCCAATAAGCTCGTTGATGTTTCTGATGCTGTTTCCGATCTCTCGGATAGGTGGGTTCTGAAAACCACCATCTGGATTTTTGCTTCTATAGTAGAAGACACCAGTCTGCTCGTAAATATCATGGAGATCGAGAGGCTGAAGCTCACCAGCTTTACCAAGCTGTACGTTCTCCAATCCTTCAATATCAATGATCAAGCCATCAGGCTTTGCCTTGGCTATGGCCTGTTGAAGCTTCAGGTGAGTAATCTGAAGCATATCAGCAAAGCCGATGCAGCTGTCAACCATTGACTTGGGAACCATGTCCCTCAAGTTCGCCGCCGAAACCGAGTATGAAAGCTTGGCTTTCGATATGTCATGAGCATTTTTGGGAATGTTCATATTCTTCCCGTACCCATACAGATGCTTCGTGTTCAGGACATAGCTGCCTCCGTAGATGCATTCAACCTCCATCTTGTATGGAGTGCGCTTAAATACACTGCCTTGCTTTTCCCTGTATTCAAACCCCTTGAAATAGAATCCGCTGTTGCCGAATCTATTCTCCTTTTCCTCGAAGTAAATGCACTCAACTGACTTGTACTCAAAGTCTAAGACTTCAACCAGATACTCATCGTAGTCATAAGTGTTTCTCTTAGACATCTCATCGTATCTTCTCTTGTGAAGATTCGCGCTGTTGTTTCCGTATTTGCCAGACACAGACTTGGCGATCATTGCAAAGTCCTCTTCAGTAAGATCGTCACCCGCAAGCCTCTTCAGCTCTTGTATAGTAATCTTCTTGATATGACCAGCATAAGACAAATCCTTGAATGAAGGATCATCTGTAAAGCTGTGAACAAAGTTGGATGGATCTACATACTCGGTAGCAATACCATAGTTTGGATCGTTGTGTCTTTTGACTACGGCCATACCGCAGATAGCCACATCGTTTACGCATCTTCTAAACGTAGAATCAAAAAAGTCTGACCAATTAAGAGTCAGATTTATACCAAGCTGAGCAGCAATCTCTGCATCGGTCTTGATGTTTGTCCCCATAAAAATCTCAGCCTCTTCCAGAGTATCAGGAATCTCAGAAGGATCTTTCTTGATGATAAGACCAGACTCTTCTTTGAGGATTTCAAGCTGCTTTTTTGCTTTGACCTCTGCCTCCATCCTCCTCTTCTTCTTGTCCTTCTCCGAGGAAGACAGGGGGTCTATCGCTTCAACGTTTGGATAGGGGCTTTTAGAAAGCACGTTGTTTGCTACAATCCGAACAAACTTGGGAAGTATTGGAACTGGAGTAAAGTCCAGGTTCAACAAAGTTCCATCAGAAGCATTGTTGTCAAGACCCGTAAGAAGTTTTTTGTAGATCGTCGTGTCTTGTGTACCATTGGCATACTTGCGATTCTTATCAAAAATCTCATGCCTTCTTCTAAATACAGAATGTCTGTCGGCAACACTACCCCACTGGGCCTCTATAGCTTTTGCATACTGCAACCCATAACCCTTTGACGCTTTTTCTTCGGGCGAAGCCAAGGGATTGGGAAAGCTCGTTCCAGTCCTGGTTCCGCTTTCGTTATACATGTTGGGTATTATGCTTTTTGCAAATATAGTAAATCAACAGTTTTTACATATCACATCTTATAACGCCTAAAAAACTTCTTATCTATAAAGTTTGACTGCACTTTTTTTGCCTTAACCTTTTGAGCACCAAGCAGTGCCAAACCCGAACTAATCGTAAGGTCAAACTTAGTTCTATCGGTTATCTTGAATCCTATCCAGTCCTCAAGGGTTCTATTGAAATACATCTTCCCCATCATGCCAGTTTCGTAATGCAAGCCAACATGATCGTGTATGTAGGCTTCAATTGCCTGAGCATGAGACTGAATGACATCCTGAGAGTTTGACGGGATTCCTTTGGTCTTTGTTTTTATGGTAGAATTTGTAGACATCAAATGCTTAGGTCTATCCATTAAGTATCCATCGTAACCTCTTGTCTCAAAGTATCTTGCGATGCCGTACTTATTGTTTTCGATTAAGATAGGGTACCCGTAAAACACCGCAGCCATCAAGACGTCTTCGTAGAAGATCTTAGCCAAAGGTGGACGGGACGCATACTCCAGCACAAACATGTTTGATGGGTGCTCCATATGAAACTTGTTGTACAGGTGTAGCGCTCCCTTAGACCCCCGCCCATCGACGGTGGCATCAAGGTCGTAAGAGTCAACCCCGCCTACCCCCAGCTCTGCATTTGGGGCAATACGCTTGTTACGCTCGTAAAGCTTTTTGTTTCTGAGATCATCAGGGGGCATCCATGCCACACGGAATCTACCGTTTGGATCAGGCTTGAAAAAAACCTCTGTATCTTTTTGTCCGTCTTTCCAGTGAAAGTTACCTACCACTACTGGGTTAGGGAAAAGCTCTTCGTTGTACTGAATTTGCTCGTATATCTTACCTATGTTAAATAGGCTACTGTCAATACTATCCCTAAAAGCCTCATCTTCAGTAAAGGGGAACTGCCTAGTTATCTCATTCAGCTCAGATGCATCATGCTTATAACTGTTTCTTTCATTCTTCAGGTACGTCTTTGATCCCTGATGAATGCTATCACCATCAATACCAGGCAGAACTTCACTAGGATCTTCAATGACTGCAAATCCATGTTTATCAAAGAAACCTTCCAAAGCGTCATAAGCAGGTATGAATAAGCGATAGAGACCGCTTCTAGTTCTTCCATTTGCGTTTCTATCAGTGGGGTTTGAATCAGCCCAAAGGTCTTTGTATTCCTTACCGCCCTTATCCATGGGGTTCACAGTAGAACCCACCATAGCTTTTCCCACAATCTTGCGCCCCACAATAAGGCACGTGCGCTGAATCCTCCAAGCATCACGAATATCCGTCGGCCTCTCCCACTTACCCGCCTCATCGAGATACAATATGTGAAGCTTTTCTCCGTCATACGCGTTGTTGGTAGTATTCTTCCAGTTAATTACCGTATTAAGAGCCTCTCCCGTCTGCGTAGTCTTATTTTTCTTCGTGATTCTCTTACTCGGCTCGCGAAAAGCCAACTCCATGCGTGGGTTAGTGGTACCATCTTGAATGGGTTTGAAGAAGAAGGGGTAGTGGCGGAACATGTATACCACCTTCTTCATGAATATATTCTCTTGCGCGTCCTTACCAGTCTTTGACTGGATGCCAAGGAGTTTGTCCTTGACTTGGGTCGCCTCGTCTAGCAGCACAGACGAGCAGATATTCGTGTATCCGCTACGTCTGCACTTGGTATAGAGCTGCCCGATACATCGGGGATCCGCCTCACACGCTGCTAAATGTAAGAAAATATTTCTTTGGAACTCAAGAAAGTCTGGATAGCCTATATCCATTCGAGTCCACTGGAGCATCATATAGTGCCTACCCGTAATATATGTAGGGACACCGTTATTATAAAACCAAAAGCCTTCACGCCTACGGCGAAACTCCTCTTCGATATACGGAGAAAACTTTTCTCGAAATTCCCTAGGCATCTCCCCCCACTCATCCATAGACTTAATCCGAGACAACTCCTTTGGCATAGGAATCCTCTCCCACAACTGCATGTAGTCTGGATTTCCATGTCCGACAATTTCTTCTTCGGAAGGCTGAGCGGGAAGTAAAATGACCAACCCACCAAGTTCAATACTTTCACCCTTCGTACCCTTGGGGCAAATTGAGATAGCAGGCTCATCATATTCTTCTATCTGTACTAGCGTAGACATTATTTAATTGTACACCTGTCAGGACTCGAACCTGAAACCTACGCATTAGAAGTGCGTTGCTCTATCCTGTTGAGCTACAGATGCAGCGAAGGATTAGACGCAGTCAGGACATTGTGGCTCACCTAGGTTTCCAATGTCTGGAAATGATGGGCCCTGCTGCTTCCAATCGTGGTAGCGGTGGTGCTTTCTCACGGTAGAGTGAGGGGCGCAGCTAGAGAACAAAAAGGCAATTGAGAGTAGAGTAAAAATAAATTTCATGAACGCAAATTAGATTGAATCGCCCTCAAAAACAACTTTTTCTGTTTGTCGGTAAGATTTCCTTCTCTCATTGCAGACCTCAAAAGCCTAAGATTTGTGTTGGTATCCTCTGCGCCTATAGCATCAAGCATTCTTGATACATCATCAAAACCCCCAGAGAAATCAAGACCCTCAGCTTCCTTTGACGACAGAGCAGATCTAAGAATTGCTTCAAACTCAATCGGGTCATCAATCATATACTTTAAAGGACTAAAATTTTTCTGAGGAGCGTAGAATACAGCATTTGGATCGGAGTCTCTCATGCGATCATCCAAGGCTTCATAGTCTGAAGGATCCATGGTGAGAGCAAGTCGCCTAGCGGCTCTTCTTATACTTCTGTCTTGAACTCTGCCATCGGCATTCAAAAGGGCAGCTAGTGGTCCAAACTGTTCAGCATGAATCATCTCATGCTCTATTACAGAGTCATCTACACCAGGATTAGCAACAATTTCTCTTGTATCAGGATTGTAAAAAGCAGAGACACCCTCTAGCATCTCTCTCTCTTGATCGTTCATCGGTCCTCTAGCGCCTTTAACTCGACCCCTCCTTCTGCGGGCTCTTGCTTCTTTTCCAATAATCGGTCTCATCGGCTTCTTCTTCTTCTGGGCCTATTGTTAGCCCTGTTTATTGATTGAGGCTGCTGCTGAGTGGCATCAGACATCCCCATGTGAGCTTCATCAAGACCATCGCCATTGCCGTATGTTCCCTTGCGCCGATTGATGCGATTCAGATTTGCTCTATACCTTCGAGCCTTGAGCCTTGAGCCATATTTGGCATATTCTTTTTTGTAGTCTCTTTTCTTGACTCTCATACTACAAATATAAGAAAGTCCGCGAGGTGGGACTTGAACCCACATGTAACCAGTTACCCTTTCTACAAGGTATAAGCTTGAGGGGATACTCGCGGTTATGAATTTCTTCGCTCGTGTGTCCTCTTGCGGTGGCAATTAGCACATCGTATTTCGCATTTGCGAATCTCTTCTTTAATCGTATCTATGCCATAACATTGATTTACCATGTCAGCGATGTTCTTAATCTTCTCCCCGCACACATGGTCAAACTCCAAGACGATAGGATTAGACTCTCCGCAATCGACGCAGCTTAAAATTGTCTTAACCCTTCTGATAAACTCTCTAGCCCATTTGCGTTGATTCCTATTTCTACGCTTGGCTCTTTTCTTGTACTGCTCTTTATACTTTTGGTAGTGAGCAGCCGAAGCTTTCTTTTGATCTTCAGGGTCTTTGTAAGCCATCAGTCCTCAAACTCATCGTTCCAGGACTCCTCCCAAAACTTAAAATCTGTTCTGTTGTACTGCCATACTATTTCTTTCCAGTTATTTAGAGAATCTTTCAGCGAAACCTCCGCTGTAGTCTTTTGCTTCTTCGATTGATCCATTGTTCGTAAGGTCTTTGATCATCTGTTCTAATCGCTGTCTTTCAACGATAAGTTCTTTGCAATCCGTAGCAGTCTGTTTGATAGACTGAAGTTCTGCTTTTCTCGCGCTCCCGTTGATCTCTGGATCAACAGGTTTTTTGATCTCGTCAATCATGTTATTGATGGCAGCCTCCATAGACGACATCAAGCGCTTCGCAGCTTCAATCGTTGTAAACTTCTTAGACGACAAAACTCATAAAAATAGGTGTTTTCTCTCCGACATAAGATCCAACAATATTGAAGTCTGCATGCTCTACAGCGTCGTTATAGTCCATACCTTCTTCTACAAGTATCTCTATTACTCTATCTATATCGTACACAGCAACCACATTGGCACCATACGTGCATCCAACAAGGGCGTCGTCAAATCCATCAGCAGTAAGGCATTCTTCCTCTGCGAGGATCTCCATCAAGTCTTCTTTATCAATCATTCTTCCACGTATAAGAGATCTTCCTTTCGTGTTCTATAGTACTCCTTATCGTCTATCTTGATGCGATAGTCTCGGTTCTGCTTGAAGCCAACCACGTCCCCCTGCTTCAATCCAAGCTCCTCAAGCCAAGGAGCCTCAAAAGCGACACGACCCTTTGTTGGTAAAGCCTTTTTAAGTTCGACAACTTCGATAACATCTGAATTTGTTTTGAGTTCCTCCTGCTGTACAGGCTCAAGGAGGGCCCATCCAGCAAGGGGATGTATGTGTCCACTTTTTGAACTCTTATATCCAATCGCCTGATTGTTTATTGTGTGGTCTGGATCGTACCTAACCAGGTAATGGTTTTCATGACCAGTCAGTGCTTGACCCTCATTAAGCACGACAAGATGATGAAAGTACAAAGTATCTCCAGGTTTAACTCCTGTGTTGTGTTTGACAGGAGGGGATACCACTGGTCCCTCAGTCACTCTATGCTCAAACTCATTGAAACGAGTATCCACATAAAGCTCAAGACCACCCTCGGTGGTCATGGTGTCGTTAAGCTGCTTTTCTAGCTCTACGACAAATAGATCAAGTGTCTTCATTTTTGTACGGGAACATTTTATTTAATTTCTCTTTTCGTTTTTTGCACCCGCAATCTTTTGATACGGATTCTACCACCTGCTTGAGCCCCGTAGCCCTGGTGATTTTTTCAATTGTGTCGCCCAGTCCCTTGCTTTTCATCAGAAGTCAAGATCAAATTCTAGTATACAAGGCATGTTTTCTACACTCTTCCAGAGAACCTGACCCTCTGAGTTCTGCATGTAAACCAAGTATCTGGTTTTGCCATGATGGTGAAGGTGACGATCATCCAAAACTATAGCTGATACCTTTCCGTCTCCTGCACGCATGCCAACGTAGTAAGCCATGGCGTCCTTGGGATCACGCCCAATAATGATTTTGCGGATAAGCCCTTCCATTTGATTTAATTAAGGGAGATACCGAGGCCGTCTAAAAGACCATCAATATCAAAGTCGTCATCTGATTCTGGCTCAATATACGACTCTTTCATGAAATCCACGATGATTTCAAGTTCTGTGGTTGTCCTGAGATCATACTGAAAAAAAGCCTTCATGGTGCTGTTCTCTTCATCGAGGGGCTTCAAGACACCCATGACAAAGGCAGACATCACCTTGTCTTGCATATCATACCTCTTGACTATCTCTGTTACAGCCAATGCAATTTCTTGCATTTCAAACCAAAACCCCTCTTCTGCTATATCTTCGTATTCACTCATATCCCCTAATTAAATGCCCAAAAGCTCAGTATCTAAGAAAAAACTCTTTAGAGACTTCTCGAAGCTTAATCAAAGGTACGTAAAAAACAACTACCTTAAAGACCTAAGAAACAACACCTTACGTTTCTGCGAAAGCAATGACATTTTTGAGAAAGAACTGATGTTTATGCTCTGGGCATACGACTTAGAGTTCTGGACTCTAGACTATGCAGCAAAAGAATACGGATATCAATCAGCCAAGAAGATAGGCGAACGTATTGTATATGAGCTAGTTAAGCAAGATTACATATACAAACACTTTGACAAAATGACCCCCTCAAACACAAGAGAGGATCACCTGTTCAGAGAGGAAACAAAATACAACTACAGAGTAAGGTACGCGCTTACTCAGAAGGCTCGGCTTCTAGTGCAGAGGTTTTACGCGCTTTTTCAGCGGCCTTGACCTTTGTAAGACTTTTTGTACTTCTTGGAAGCTTTGTGGTTGGAAGTCTTTGATTTAGAATGGACTCCAGGGCGCTTCGTGTTAGAGGAGGGTGCATAGGTGTTTACCTGTTTAGGCATTATATTAAATTAAGATGTTTTATTATGGAGTTTCAGACGAGAACCATCCATCTGACTGCATTGATTCTTTTGTTGTATAGGCAAAAGAGGTGGGAAGAATTTCCCCAACATTTATTTCAACGCCATGATTGTTTGATAGCTTAGTTGTAACAGCAGTCTTTTTTTGAGTAGTGTACTCTGGCATAGAATCAAAAAGCTCTTGAGTAACAAGGCTGGAGCTAGGGATTATTTTGTCATCATGGCTAACCATGATTGCGGCTCTAGAATCCGAAGGGTGCTTTACAAAAGAACAAAACTTGCAAGATACGTCAGACAAGTTTCTTATAGACCTGGGCCTTGCGATCGTCCACAATGCTTCTGAAATTTCAGAGCATCTCTCATCGGCCGTCTTATCTGCAGTAGCATCAATGATAATGTAGTTATCCATCTATATTGCCTTGTTGTTATGTGATAGAATAGAATCTTTTGGCATTGTTGTGCATATCTAAAGCATCATCAGATCTATCATTTGTATATACAACTACCTCCTGCCACTTAGCGTCACCGCTCTGGCCATCATTACCACCACTGTGACCATTTATAATGTTGCCTGAAGACAGTGTACCAAAGCCAGCGGTTCCAAAGGCTTGAGTCTGAGCAGATCCGTTTAGGAAGAGTTTGACTGAGTCTACACTTGTTCCAGCATCTTGAGTAGACCCGTCCCATGTAATCAAGACCGACTGCTGGTCATGGTTGCCCGTCTGACCACTCAAGAATCTTACGAACTTAGAAGCAACATTGTTTGTTCCAATAGAGTACTTAGTGTAATTATCTGGGCTAAGTCCAGAAGGAGGTAAAACCATTCTGAACAGGTTTCGGAAGTTTATCATCGAAATAAAGTTTCCGCTACCAGACTTTTGGGTAGTCTGCGCTATAAAGAACACAGAGCTTGCCGCAGGGGTAGAATAATTTGAAGAGTTTTCAAGGTGTTGCTGAGCCGAAGCGGTAAACTCTATACATGGTTTGCCATTCAAAGAAATAACAGCATCGCCTGACCCATCATATATAGTTGGTTGGTTTCCTGCAGTAGCCTGCACAAAGTCGTTAGATCCAATCTGATCATACCACTTGGCCACTGTGCAGCTAGTAAAAGTATCAGGGTCAGTACCAGTTTTAGCAAACGTCCGAAGGGCTGCTACATCTAACTCACCATCGCCGTTGAAGCCGATATCGCTTTCTGAGCTATCGTTTCTTCTTCTGACCCTAACACAGGGCCCTAAATAAGATTCCGATAGCTTTCTAATAGAATATGCAGCCACGGGTGCTGCCCCAAAGTCATCCGCAAAGAGAGTCTCAATAAAAGATGAGTAATGAGTCGATGTACCTAGACCGAGACCAATCATAGCTTATTATACATTACTTCGTAATAAACTTTTCCCTCGTCGTCTCTACAAGCGCGCAGGCACCTTTTACGATTATTGCCATCGTGAACATAAGAGACGTGAACCCAATCAGGATTGTCTTGATCACCAAACTCCCACACCATTTGATCAAACTCCAGGTTCTCTTTAATGTAGTCGAAGAGCTCAGCGTTTGTAACAACTCCGTATACGTCACAATCAAGGTCGAGTGCTCTTCCCTCCATATGCTGACTGCGCTTTGAACCACCGATCGCACGGTTGAGATCAGGCGACCTATAGCCGCTCGACACGAATATAGGAACTCCGAAATGGTTGCGACAAGGCTGAAATATATTTTCTGCAATCGCTTGTAAATTTTCGACAACCCAGTCATCATGAGGCTCGTTGTTTATTCCAAGCCTTGTAGCTGTCTTGCTTTTCAAGCACTCGGAAAGTGAAAGATTCTTAGATAGTTTCATTTTAATTTGGTAGTCTTGATCTGCGGGAGTCAATGACTTCGCTTCTTCTGTCAAAATATCTCGCAAGAGCCTGCATCAATGGCATATTTGCTCTAAAGTTGCCATACCGACTTCCAATGGTAGATCTTTTCTCAAAGAATCTAGCTATGTCTTCTCTTGAGTCTGATCGGTCTTTCTTTCGTTTATCTGAAGCATCAGCCATAGCAATCAGAGCATCGCCAAGACTTTTAGACTTTTTTCCTTTCTCAGCATTCTTCCCCCCTCCCCCGCTAACATCAACCCCCTCTTTTACGTCTCCGTGACAATCTACTTGCCCCGTCTCTTCATTGAATACGCATGATTCACCAAAACCAGACCCGTCATCAAAATCAGCACCCCCAACGGTAACATCCTTATCCTCCTCTTCTGCTTGACGCTCAAGGCGCTTTTGATTCAAAGATTGACCAAGGTTTCTAAGGATTCTTGGTGTGCTTATGTCTGAAGTGGCGATGCCTCTCTCTTTAGCTCTAGGGCTTATTAAACCCTTCATGCCAAGATAACCTTTCTTCTTGGGATTCTTTGGTTTTGACATTTAGCTGTTTATTTAAGCAGCAGCGAATACCTCTACATCACAGGTAGCTGTATCTGCTTGGATAGCAACTGAGTCAATATTTGCAAGTGACACTGAGGCCCCACCTGCGGCATTTGCATCCATAGACTGATTATTCAAGATAAAGCTGTCACCAGCTTCAAGCTTTACAAAATACTCTTCGTTGTTTCCTCTAACACGTACAGTAACGAAGTTGCTGCTGTCAAGATTGGTGAGTCTCAAGTAGTCGAGAGTACCGTCTTTGATGGTACCAGCTGCTACAGCAGAATCGAAAAGCAACACGGTCTGTTCTGCAGAGTGAAGGCAGCTCACAATCCTGTGATCAATCTGAGTTACCGTCTCTGTATGTGTGTTTGTAGACCCACGAGAAGCACCATTGAGTGACACTGCTTCTGTTATAGTTACCGTAAGTGTTGCCATAAGGCAAATATACTTACTTATTTTTAATCACCCTGACTCTGCCGCCTCTTCTATAAAGCCCAGCTGTCTTCGCTGCACCCCTCAGCAGTCCCGCTTTGACAAACCCAAGGTCTTTTGCTGTTATGATGCTATCCAAAAGTTGCTTTGTGTCTAGGTCGTAATTCTCTCTGAGTCCAGAAATGACATCCTTGATCTCCCCAAGATTGCCCATGACGTTACCTATTCCCCCTGACACGTCCCCTTTCTCTTCTGGTGCCACTGATTTAACTAGGTTTAAAAGACTCTGCATCTCATCATCACTCATCCCCTGAAGCTTTTCATAGTCAAGCCCTTCAAGCTGAGGAAGTATGGATAGCGGCCTACCTGTAATTTCTTGAGCTCGCTTGATAAAATCTTCTTTTGGATTGGGGCTGGTAGGATCACCCATAGAGCCACCCTCTTCGAACTTTCTTACCCTAAATCCAGGTGCTACTTTTCTCATGTTACGCATAAGGCAAATATAAAAGATTAAGATTTACCAGGATCTCGCTTCTTTACCTTCATGGTACAACTATCCTTGCGTTATAAACAGAAAAGATTCACTGTGTAAACACAAAAACAAGCTGTTTCTGTCTTAACAAAGTGTCAATCGCTTCGATATCGTAAAGGTATAAACAAATTTCTGAAAAGTCAACCCTAAAGAGTCACTTTAAACAAAGCATGGTAACTCATTGCAAGCCAGTATGTTGCATGTTGTTGCCTGAAGAGCAGTTTTTTGATCTGTGATCAAGAAAAGCTCGAAAAAAGTGGTGAGTAATACATAGGGTGGGGATTATATGTACCGCTAAGCGGTGCCTTCGGCGACCCTAAATGACTATCACACCGCAAATTTGCTATGCACGCACAGCATTGCGCCAAACTTTCAGCTTTTTGTAACTGACTGACGCACAGACACTTGTAGCTATTTTGTGAATCGTTGGTTGAGGTAACGTTGTGCAACGTGTTGTAAGTCAAGGAGGAAC